AAACAGGAAGACCGAAAACAAGACAGGGTGATAAAGCTCGATCTGATTTTAGAAAATCACGGAGAGATGAAACACCCGGAGAGTTTTACGCTAAAGATGAGGCTAAAACCTACAGATCAATAGGAAAAGTACGAGAAATTCCTGTTTCTGAGGCAAAAGAAGAAAAGGTAAGGACTGATAAAGAGTCTATACCTATATTTGATGAAAACGGCATGGTAGTTGGAGTTGTACACAAAGGTATATTTGGATTTGTGTACTCTGGTAGACCTAAGTTTAACCCGTTCGGTAGAGGGGGAACAAGGCTGGGCATAAAAGGCATACAAAAGTTTAACACACCAGCCATGAAAGCAAAAGCAAAAAAACAATACGACAAAAGAATCAAAGAAGGAAAAGGGCCGGGTAGGTTCTTTAGTAAGTTGTTTCGTAGTAAATTAGCTGAAGGTGGAAGAGTACATCGTGGAAGAAAAGCCGGAGTCTCAGCCGAAAAAACGCGGTAGACCTAAAAAAAATCCTGACGCTCCAAAAGCTGTGTATAATTTATCTCGTAAAGAGATAGCTAGACGGGCGGCTCAAAAACAATTAAATGCTGCGAAGAGACGAGCAGCTAAAACAACCAAAGCTGCAGAAGATAAACAAAGATATGCTAAAAAGCTTGAAGAAAAGATTGGAAAAGTTGAAGCAGGGCTTCAAGGTACGTCAAGTCGTGTCATCGATCAAAGCGATTTGGACGGACTACGGTCTGGGGTGCAAGATTTGGTTGACGAATATGAAGTCGTATTTAAACCGAATGAAGGCCCACAAGAAGAATTTTTATCTTCGTCTGAAAGAGATGTTCTTTACGGGGGAGCAGCGGGTGGCGGCAAAAGCTTCGCTTTATTGGCTGATCCTCTCAGGTATTGCCATAACTCTAACCATCGTGGTCTTCTCCTTCGTCGCACGTTAGATGAACTAACAGAGCTTATCGATAAGTCTCGACAACTATATACTAAAGCATTTCCCGGCGCAAAGTTTCGTGAATCTAAATCCACATGGCACTTTCCGTCAGGAGCAACCATTTGGTTTACATATCTAGACAAAGATAAAGACGTGACACGTTTTCAAGGTCAAGCTTTTAATTGGATAGGTATTGACGAGATAACGCAGTATCCCACTCCGTACGTTTGGGATTACCTGCGTTCTCGACTTCGTAGTACAGATCCAGAGTTGCAGCAGCATCTATATATGCGCTGCACAGCCAATCCGGGCGGTGTAGGAGGTTGGTGGGTCAAAAAAATGTACATAGACGGAGTCGAGCCAAACAAACCTTTTGCAGCGTTTGATTTAGAAACAAAAAGAACCTTTACCTACCCACTTAACCATGAGAAATCAGGAGAACCGTTATTCTACAGAAGATTTGTCCCTGCACGTCTAACAGACAATCCATTTTTAATGGCAGATGGCCAATACGAAGCTATGTTACTTTCTTTACCAGAAGTGGAAAGAAAAAGATTACTAGAAGGCGATTGGGATGTTGCAGAGGGGGCTGCCTTCCCAGAGTTTGCGAAAGGGAAGCATGTTGTCGAACCATTTGATTTACCCACTAACTGGCCTCGCATACGATCAGCAGATTACGGTTATGCGTCCCCTTCTTGTGTTCTTTGGGGTGCTATTGATTGGGACAATAACATCTGGATTTATCGTGAACTGTATGTAAAGCACTTGACAGCCGAACAACTGGCCGATAAAATACTAGAAGTAGAACAACTTGACCCTGTTCCTTACTACACCGTATTAGACTCGTCGTGCTGGAACAAAACAGGGTTTGGCCCATCCATAGCTGAAACAATGATGCGAGGGGGTGTACGATGGACACCATCAGATCGCAATCGTTTACAAGGTAAGATGGAGATACACAGACGACTGGCTAATGATCCGTACACGGAAGAGCCTCGACTTCGCATATTTTCAAACTGTCAGAACATAATCAAACAACTGACGGGGATTCCTCTTTCAAAATCTAACAGTGAGGATGTAGATACAAAAGCTGAAGATCACGCGTACGACGCATTGAGATATATGTTGATGACACGTACAAGCGGTTACACTTCAATAAACCAGCAGCTTAACAGCATTAAAAGTCACGTACACAAAGTACAAGACGAAGTATTCGGATACTAAATGGCAGAAGAAACTCCTACAATAAATTATGATGTTAAGATACGTGATGGTTCAATAACTGTCGGTGAAGCGTTTGATGCTGTTTTAGATAAAAAACTTACGGACAGTAATAGAGCAAACATAACTGCATTAAAAAATGCGATTGTTGAAGAAGGCATTGACCTAAATAGTAATTATTTTGATACGTATAAAACTAAAGAGTACAACGAAGCGTTAGATGAAACAACTAACAAGACAGGCACTCGAAGATGGCAATCTTATCAAGCTTTTGAAACTCAGTTTAGTGGTCTAGTATCAGGTTCAAAGAGAAATGAACCATACGAAAAGCTAACTGGAAAAGGTGGAATTGCACAAGCTACTTTTGGATTAGCTGGGGTACAGGCAAGAGCTAAAGACCCTATGAGAGGTCTTGTTCCTTCTGCTCAAATGGATCAGATATATCAAGAGGCACTTGCTAATCCGTCTTATGTTGTTTCTGATACAAAAACGGGTAAAGATAAGATTGTAATTATTGATCCTGAAGCTAGAGACTATCTTATATACGAAAAGTATACAGGACAAAGAGCAAAATCTAATATTGGCCCTGACGGTTTAAAAATAGCTGATTTTAATTTTTACGAGGGTAAAAACGGTCAGCAAATGGTGGAAGTGCGCGGTAAAACGTCTGGACAAAAAACACGACCAGAGGTCGTTTATAGTGGTGAATTTGCGGAGTTTTTAAAAGATAAAGTAGACAGGGCAAAAGCAAATTTAGCTCCAGACGCAGACTTAAATAAAGTTAATCTTTTTCAAACAAGTGATAAAGCAGTTACATCTTTGTGGGACGCTACTATACGTCCTACTTTAGAAGAAAGATTTTCAGAACAGCTTCCTAAAAGTAAGCAGGGAAGTCACTCTACAATACGTAAAATATTAGCTAGACAGCTAAAACAAGAGTTTGAGTTTCCCTCAGATGCGCTTAAAGCTTGGATGGGTCACGCTGGGGCGGGGGTAAACGCAGCAGGAGACATAACAGAAGACAGTTACACAGGTCAAGTTCCTGATAAGCGTGTAGGAGAAATGACAAATGTTCTTATACGAAACGACGCACGGAACGTAGGAGCAGCAAGTGTAAACACTTTGTTTATAAATAGAAACACTGGTTTTGCAAATACCTTGAATTATCCTACACCAGAACAAATGATTACGTTTGAAACGGCTGGTAATTTATCTGCTCCACCAAATCAGGGAAGACCTCTTACTGAAGGAGAGCTATTTGAAATAGATCAAACAGCAAGAGGGAAAGGACTTGACCGACAATTCGCTAACCTACAAAAAGAACAAGAAATTAGTGAACTACGAACTGAGGCTGCACGAAAAAGAGCAGAACGAAAAGCACAAAGCAGAACAACAGTACCACTGGTAGATGTAGAAGCACAAGAACCAGAAACGATAAAACAACCTGACGAAGAGTTTAGTGACAGTTTAAAAGATAAGTTACGTAAACGTGGCTATGGGGACATGTTTAAATTATCTGTTCCAGCGGTAATTGGGGGTCTTAGCTTCATAACTGATACCGGTGAAGCTATCGCTGATGTTGGGATTGATCTAGTAGGGAAGACAATAGGTCTGACGGGCGGCCCTACAGCAGCCCTTTCAGGTATAGTGTTAGGTTCTAAAGAAGCAGCAGCCCCACCCCCTCGACCAAATAGTCAACCTGCAACGCCACAACAACTAATGACACAAACGTACACACTTGAACAAGAAATTCCATCGATGAAAGAAAAAAGAGATCAGCTAGGAAGAGAAAATTTACTTTCTGCTGGATTTATGACTAGGCAAAGAAATCAATTAGAAGGAGAAGAAAATGCCGGGCAATAACTATAACTACGGAGCATCGTACATAATGGGTGCTGATAAAACATCTGTTGATGCTAACATGGGAGAAACTCAACTAAATCGTGAAGGTTTAGAGTTTGATACAAGAGCAAACACAGGAACACTGACGGAAGATATGCCTAAAAAACAAACTAAAACAACAGTAGATGCTTCTTTGTTTAGAATGGCTGATGACAGACCTCAAGGCAATAACTAAAGGTAAATCATGTCTGATAATTTTTTGCAGCCTGAAGATGATGAAGCTGTAGATGTAATATCTCCTACTGAGGCGATGCCCGGACTTGCAGGGTATATTAAGTCTCGATTTGAGGACGCAGAAAACGGAAGGTATTCGTACGAACAACGATGGTTGAAAGCGTACAAAAACTTTCGTGGCGTGTATGATAGCACTACTCAGTTCCGTGATTCTGAAAAATCTAAAGTATTCCTAAAGATTACTAAAACAAAAGTTTTGGCTGCATACGGTCAGATAGTAGACATATTGTTTGCTAACAAAAAGTTTCCATTGGTTGTAGACTCTACCCCGATGCCGGAAGGCATTGTTGAGTTTGCCCACATGAAAACTCCCTTAGATGATATACAAGATCCCTATGGATTTCCCGGCGATGGAAGAACGATAAAACCGGGAGCTACTCAAGCAGAAAACATGGGAATCTATGGGGAGATGTTTGGAGATAATATTGCAGAGGGTAAAGCTAAAGCAGGAGAACCTCAGTTTGAACCTGCAAAAGAACAAGCTCGTCGTATGGAAAAGTGCATACACGATCAGTTGCTTGATAGTAATGCTGTAAATGTATTTCGTAAAGCTATATTTGAATCGTCTCTTTTAGGAACAGGTGTAATTAAAGGGCCGTTTAACTTTTATAAAAGAATACACAACTGGCAAAAAGACGAGTCTGGAACACGTAACTATACGCCGTACGAAAAAATAGTACCCCGTATAGAGCCTGTGTCTGTATGGGACTTTCACCCAGACCCATCAGCCACTAGCGTTGAAGATGCAGAGTACGTTATAGAGCGTCATCGTATGAACAGACAGCAGTTGCGTTCACTGATTAAACGTCCTCACTTTGATGCCTTTGCTATCGAAGAAGCTATAGCACACGGGCCAAACTATGAAGATAAATATTACGAAGATACTATACGTGAAGATGAGACACAAGGAAACTATCAGGAAAATAGGTACGAGGTTTTAGAATACTGGGGTGTTCTTGATGCAAAGTTTGCTAAAGAAGTCGGTATGGAAGTGCCTGATAATTTATCTGAGTTTGATCAGGTGCAGATAAACGCGTGGGTATGTGGTACGTTTGTTCTTCGATGTGTTCTTAATCCGTTTACTCCTGCTCGTATTCCCTATCAAGCTTTTCCTTTTGAAATAAATCCTTATCAGCTTTGGGGAGTTGGTGTGGCTGAGAACATGGAAGATGCTCAGATGCTTATGAATGGTCACATGCGTATGGCTATTGATAATCTAGCTCTTGCAGGTAACTTAGTTTTTGATGTGGATGAAGCTAGTCTTGTTCCGGGTCAAAACATGGATATCTTTCCGGGTAAAATATTCCGTAGACAGTCAGGAGTTACTGGCACTGCTATAAACGGATTAAAGTTTCCCAACACCGCACCGGAAAATATACAGATGTATCAGATATCTAGACAGTTGGCTGACGAAGAAACAGGCATACCATCTATCATACACGGGCAAACTGGTGTTACAGGAACGGGACGTACGGCTGCCGGACTATCTATGTTGATGGGGTCAGCAGGATTGTCGATGAAAACTATTATAAAAAATATCGATGATCACTTATTAAAACCTTTAGGTGAAGCCTACTTCCAATGGAATATGCAGTTTAATGAGAACGTAGAAGATGTACAAGGGGATTTAGAAATTAAACCTCGTGGTGTTGCAGCAGTTATGCAGAAGGAAGTTAGAACACAACGACTTACTTCTTTGCTACAAACGGTTTCTAATCCTATGCTTGCTCCGTTTATTAAACTTCCAAACTTAATGAGAGAGCTAGCAATATCTCAAGATATCGACCCTGATCAATTAGTTAACGATGTAAACGAAGCACAAGTTTATGCAAAAATGTTACAAGGATTAATGCAAGATGCTCAACGACAAGCAAGCGAGGCTGGTAGCCCCCCTAATCAACAACAAGGAATGGCCCAGAATGGTGGAGTACCTAGCGGAGCTTCGGGAGTTGACGATTCAGGCCGTGGTGACGGCACAATCGGAGTCGGAGTTGCGCCAAGCGCAGGGGAAGCTGGCTTTACTGGAAATGCTCCTCAAGTTGAAGAATAGTTATGAAGCAGTGGTGAAAAACAATGCCTAGATTAGTACCTATAACCAGTGACAATTATGATTCTGCGTACTACGTAAATTTTGATACAATGATGGGGTACATAGCAGACGAACCTAAAAAAGAAGAAAAAAAAGAAACTATAGATGCTGCTCCACAGTCTGTTCCTGTATTTGAGGACAAAGTTACAGAGGACAGAGATGACTTATCTGATTTTACTGGGAATGTTGAATTTTTTACTGTTGAGGATTTTAACGCACAAGAAGCTATAAAGAATTTAAAAACAGATAGAGTACCTTCAGGTATAACTCAGAAAAATTTAACTGCTGGCACAGCAGGTATTCAACAGGCATTAACAGGTAGTATGGATGCTATTACTACTCTTGGATTGCCTTTGATAGCAACCGCACTAACAGGTAAAAAACAAAATAATGTTTTGGGTATTGAAGGGCTTGACTCGTATCGTCCCGATGGAGCATTAGGATCTGCTTGGGATTTATCCATGAAAGTACATGCTAATAACATTGCTGCAACTGGAGAGTACATAAAAGTTAACGGCAATATTGTTACGTGGAATGACAATACATTTGGTTTTAAGGGTATGCGTACTTACACAGGAAACCACGGGGGATATACTGCAGGACAATTAGATGGTATTGTAGCAGCACAAAAAAGAACAGATATAGTAAACGGTGTAGGGATAGCATACAGTGCTGGACAATACAGAGCAGATAAAGAAGATAGAAAGCAAGCTGGCGCAGGTCTTACTGGAGATATATTAGCTATTGATATTGTTGATCCCAGAGTTATAAGTGGCACAGGTAGAACAACAGTTTATATGAAAGCAAACGGAGTTTTTGTAGATGCTACTGGCAGACGATTACAAAGTGCTTTACTTGGGGGTGCAGCAGCCAGAAAAATTGAAGAGCTAGGGCTTAAAAATTTTAGAGATAGCTTAACATCTGGAGCAAGTAGCATGTTAGGTACGAGAAGAGTAGATGATATGATGCGTGCCTCATTTCAGGGACAGCTACAAACGTACGCTAGCAGCATAAAAAACTTAGGAGCAAGGTACGACACATCAAATCAATTTTCTTCAGCCACAGCAGGAAAGATATTAGATAGAAGTTCTATGGGTATATCTTCTACTTCAAAAGATTTAGATAAAGATAAAGCGGACATTCCAAAACCTTCTACTCCAGCAAATAATTTTAGGGACGATAGTAACTCAACCAGAGGAAGAACTAGTTCAGGATACAGGGGAAGCACTATCAGACAACAACAAGAAGCATCAGATAGAGCTATGGCGGACTTCTATGGGGGCGGCATAAACACAGGGCAATCTTCCGCTTTTAGATCTCGTGCAAGAAATCAACCTACATCTCAAAGAGACTTCGAGGCACGTGCGCGCCAAGCAGGAGTTTTGCCTGCAATTGAGTCTGCTTACGGTGGGTCTTTACAAAAGCTCGCTCCGGGGGGCGATGTAAATAGCGGAGCTAACTTTACTGGCCCA